TTTTTCATACTGATACTTGCCCGGATTGCTTTGCGCCAACTGAAGTGGTGGCTCAGGAGGTATAAGGCTTTGCATAAAACCAGCTAGGTTTTGCAGCGTTGAATCAACAAAGGCCGTCCGTTCGTCCAAGGCCGTGCGCATTTCCTGCACTTCCTCGCGTTCACGGGCAACTTCTGTTGTTTTGCGTGTGTAATCAGCAGTCCGCAGGCCATTGGCTTGCAGGTCCGCAATCTCGGAAACGGTCAATTCTGTTCCGTCCGGTAGTGCTACAACAACGTCCCCACCGTCTGATTCCGCTTCGTCCTCGGCCTGTTCTTCTTCAGCCGCTTCCTCAGTGGGTTCTTCTTCGGTGGGTTCCTCGTCGTCGGCGAGTGAGTTGGCTGCATCTTCGAAGCTGTCAAATGTTTGATCTTCGGTTTCAACGGCTTCCCCATTATCGTCGTCAACGTTTTCCAAATCGCCATCCGTATTTAGTGGAAGGTTCATCTCTCAGCCTCATTTCGCTGGTGTAATCTGTCGCTCATGCTACAGAACCCCGTTTTGGTGGCTTGGTCGTGCCTTTCGATAAAGACAACAACTTCCCCCGCAGGGATTGGATCGCGCGCGCTTCCGTAGTGGCTACACGCCGCGTTTCATCATCGGATGGGTGTGCGTTGATCGCCGCATCGATAGCGTCACGCTCAAACCCGTCCAAAATCTCGTTTAGCAATGGGCTGTTAACCAGTTCCAAAGCGGCACCTGAAGGTCCAGCCATTACTGAATCCCCCCGCGCATAATGTCAGGGACAGGCTGTGTAATCGCAGCCCCAACAATGCTTTCACGATTCTTTATCAAATCGCCCTCAATCTTAGCCATAGCAATATTGTAATTGCTTTGCATCTGTTCGCGCTGGAGCGCCATCTTTTGTTCAAACTCCTGCGCCTGCCGCTGCATCTCCGCCTTGGCTGTTTCCAAGTCAGCAATCATTTGCGCCTGTTCTTTTTGCTGCGCTGCTTGGGCTTTCTGCGCCTCAAGTTCCTTCTGGGCCTCAAACTTCATCGCCTCTGGGTTGGGCCTGTTAGCGGAAGCCGCCATCTTTCGCTTGACCTCCTCTGGGTCTGGCTTCGTAAAGAATGGCTGCGCGCTTGGGAAACCTGCTGTTTCAACAATCTTTTCGAGCGTGTTGTAAAGCTGGTCCGGCTTAACATAAGGATTGTCAGCGCCCAGCCCCATGATGATCTCAGTCTGCAAGCCCTTGATGACCTGCAATACAGCCAAATCACGTTCCTTCGTTCCGCCGCCCATGCCTACATTCACAACGCAGTTCATTTCTGAATTCCAAACGCTCGGATCAAGCGAAACCCATCCGTTGCCTTTCTGAAGCGAACGGGGGCCATCAGCGTGCGCAATTACCAACTTCAGCAGGCCCCTGAACGCCTTGCGCAGCCCGTCACGGGCCAGTGAGCGCACCATGGCATCAGCTTGGGCAATACCGCTCTCAGACATAAGGTTAGCGGCTGTGGCGCTTGTGTTCTGGAATGCTTCAGGGTCAACGCCACCAGACGCATCAGTGATGCCGGTTCGGTCTTTTGCCACCCCATCCCAATATTCAAGCATCGAAAAGGCTTCTTGGGCAATAAAGTCAATCTGTTCCCACTGTACGGCCTCTCTGGCATCCGCGTTTGGCTTGAGAAACGTCGTTTTCCCAAATTCGGCGCTGTCAATGTCGTCAATGCTGTCGGGGTGAATCTTGGATATATCCACGAACTTGCGCGGGTTTAGTTTCTGGTAAATGTTGTCATGTGCAGCCCGCAGAAGGACCGACTTTACCCTTTGAATGTCGATGGTGTCCTCAGACGTGGCGTGTCCCTCAAACTCATGGGCCGCACGTTCGGAAACAACCTTGGCATAAGGGGCCTCCGAAACCTCCTCGTTGCCCAATTCAATGTATTGCTCGGTCACAGCGCCGTCAGTTCCACTACCGCGCTCCCGGCCAAAGACAATCCGATGAATTTCGGCAATGCCGTCTTTGTCCAAGTCAAGCCTGACATAAACTTCAAAAACCTGGACGATTTCCATCGCCCTGCGGCTTTCCACCTCTTTTTCGCTGTAATCGTCGCCTTGGCGGCTTTGGTCATCCCCGTCATCGCCTGTCTTTTTATAGACGGCAAGACTCTCAACCTTTTCACGGTCGTAGCCCATTGAAACAAACGTTGACCTGCTGGCGATTATTTCCTCGCCGACAAGTTCAGCGTCTTCGATCTTCGTAACGCCATCAGACATTAGGAAAGATGCGCGGTTGACGGCCTCTATCTTCGGAGTGGTGGTTTCTTCTATCCGGCGCAGCCTGAAAGTGTGACGGCGGGCATTTGGGTCAAGAGCCAAGGCCTCTTCGTCTGTTTCTTCGCTGGTTTCGTGGTCTAAGACGGTTTCCCCAATACCGTCACCCATTCCGAGGAATTCCTCGTCAGAAATGTCGGAATAATCGTAGGTCACGGCTTTGCGTTCGGTGTATGCAGACCACTTGAGTATGCCGGTTTTCAGCAAAAGGCTGTCTTGGATCGCGTCGTGAAGCGCGTCCTCTACATCACCCTCGGGTATCGCTATCAGGTTAACGTAGTCTGTCGCCTGATCTGCCCCCTCTACATCGGCCTGTGTGACGGGTGAATACTTGACCACGCGGTCATTGCCCAAGATGGTACGCATAAGCGAAGGCATGACCTTCTTGATGATGGCACGAACATCTTTCGAAACGACGGTTGATGTGACTGGGTTCCCGTCCTCATCTACGTTCGCGGGCAAATCATTCATGACGCCGTCATAGTATTCAAGCGCCAGTTCGCGGGCGGCTTGCTTTTGGTCACGGGAAGTGACCGCGCTGGCCGTCAGCTTTGCAACGTGTGCCAGTGTGCCGCCCATCTGGTCTTCTTCGTTGTCTATGTCAGCCATTGTTTATCCTAAAGAACCGAACGCCGCTTGAATGCGGGCAGCTTAACCGTTGTCGTCTCGTGCGCGCCGTGGTCAATCGCTATCAACCCAAACGCATCAGAACCATGCGAGGCCCAATCATGCTCTGGCCCCAAACCTATATCCCGCCCGTCCGCAGGCTTCTTTTCATGATACCACGCCAAAGCATCGCGACCGGGTTCAGTTGTTTCCTTATTGAACCAAAACGCGGGGAAAAGCAACCTTGTTGCTGTGACACGCTGCATGGCGGCACCAGTGCCTTGGTTGGGGATTACCTTCACCTCAAAGCCTGCGGACTCTAGCGCGCTCTCAAACGATACAGAATGAACCTTATCATTTGTTGACCCATCATGGGGAAGCACGCAAAGAGCCTTTTCATACCCATTATCTCGCAACCATTGAACGTGCGTGGAAAGCGGTTGCCCCACGGCTTCGTAGTAGTCAAGCACCCTGACCTCAAGCCCGATATACTGAACCATCCAGATTGCTGTCGCATCAGCCTTGGCACCGGTTCCACCAATATCCCAAACGGCACGAATGGTCATAAGTGGGTCAACAGGCACAAACCCTATTCTGCCGTCTTCCTTGGCTTTATTTAGCTGCGCGGAATAGTAAGCGCCTTCAACAACCGTTTTGAAATCGCCGCCCCACACATGGGCGTATTGCTCCGGGCGCTTTAGCATGTCTGACTGGCGTTCCAACTCAAGCACTTCTGGGAACCAAGGATTGTCATTGAAATTCATCTCAACGATTTTCATATCGTCAGTCTTGTCGCGACGAAATCGTATGTGTGTGGCGCTATTCTTGCGCTCCGGGTTCCACGTTACCCAAATTTCAGACCCATGCTCCCGAACTGTAGGTGTTATCTTCTGCCATGCGGTGTCCGAAACCGGCTCCGCTTCATCAACCCATAGGATGTGAATTTGCGACTTTGATTTGATGCTGTCGATATTAGTGCGCAAGCCTTGAAACTTGTATTCAATCAGCTTGTCTTTGGTCCTGATATATTTTTCGCCAATATCGAACCTATCTGCCAGCCATGGCTCTGAACTAATCGCCGCCTTGATTTCTGCCATAGAACTTTCGTCTAGGCTGTTCATGAACTCACGACCGCAAAGAATGATTCCGCTCTTACCCGCCTGCGCCAACTTTACAGCGAACACAGCGGACATCTTGGCGAAGGTTCTGGTCTTTGCTGATCCGCGCCCGCCGTATGCACCACGGTAACGCGCCTTGCCTGTAAACACTGGCACCAGCTTGTCAGGTATTTCAATTGATTGGGTTTCAGTCCCCGCCCGGTCTAACACCAACTAGCCTCATTTCCCCAATGACTTTTAGCGGGTTTTCTTCGTCACCGGATACTGTAACGTTTGAAAGGTCTGGCAGGCATTTTTTCAACAACCCAAGCCCCGCCGTTACCTGTGTTGTAGTCATATCCCGCGTTCCGCCTACGTGTTCAATCAAGTGATTGAGAATATTGGCCTTTGCAATTTTATCTCTATGCGCGTCCGATAGTCTGACTTGCGGTGAACCTGGAGGCTTTGGTGGCCTGCCTTTTCTAGCTGCCATGTTTATATTCCGCCTTAGCGGCTCCTATTCAAAGGGTTTCTGGTATTAATTGAACAGAGCCATAATGCCTGTTGCTGTTGTTCCCGTGGATAGTACGTGTGTGTATTGCACGCCGTGATTGAGGCCAGCAGCGTAGTACAGTGTCGCCGTGTTCCCATTTAGCAGCTTTAGAGCCACGTTACCGTCGGTCGCTAAATTAAGCCCCGCTGGGTTTTCGTTCTCTGCCAAGATGCTTTTGATTGCTGTTGTGTCGTTAACCGTGTCTGTTGGCGTCACCGATACTGCGTCGGTCGGGCCTTGTATGCTTTTGTTGCTCATGACGTTCCCTCGTTTGCCGCTCTGGCTGTATGCGTTTTGCTGATTGTATGCCTATTGGTGGTGTTGGTCAATTGGTGTGGTTTGCCCTGTATTCTGCCCATGCTGCGTGTGATCGGTAGCCCCAGAAACTTCAGTAGGTATATGGTTAGATGTATATATGGCAGGATTTTCCAACACGGTAATTAGGTCATTTGGGGCAAAAGCGGTAGGATTTTCCGACATTTGAGAAGGTGAATGTTGGATTTTCCGACAGGGGGTGTCGGATTTTCCTGCCAAGGAATGTTGGATTTTCCGACGGGGCTTTTGCCTGTTACGATTGTCAGCGCCATTATAGCCTCTCTACCGTAATGTTGTTGTCAGTCATTGTTGTTGCTCCCTACATGTCTGCTGGCACGAATGCCGTTTCAGTGCGCACCGACTTAAACACCGGCTTAGGGGCTATCGGGTCCCATATTGTGTCGTTTCCAATCTGGTCGCCGTTTTTGATAACGCCGTTACGTTCTAGGAACCGCAAGTGATTGGCCATCGTGTGTGCGTCGATGATCCGGCCTGTTTCACGCTGGAACGATTCACAAATCTCCGCCGTTGTTCGTGGCTTGCCCTTGGCAAAGGCCGCTATAATGTATGTCTGTAAGTCCATGTTTTTCTCCACTCTACACGCTTAGAACATGCGACCAAGAACCATCATTGGTTCCCCGCTGCTCGCCAGAATTGCGGCTAAGGTCGCATGATCAAAGTGTGGGTGGTGGTTATATCGGCCCCACCATCGACCGTAAGGCTGGTTTTGGGTCAGGTAGCCTTAACGCCTGTCGTGTGGTTAGGTGAAGTTTGCCTTCACAGCCCACATCGACCCCTGCTCAAAGTTCGTGAGGGCAATACTTCGCGCTCGGTTTTCCGGCACATTGTCGCGGATGAATTGCATCAATTCCTCGACCCGCTGCTTTGTTTCTTGAACAACCGAAAGCCCTGAAGGATTGAAATCTGGATTTGTGGTTTCTTTGTCTGACATAACGTTCCCCTATGTCACCTGTTAACGCTCAGGTATGCGACTGGACGTTTTGACCAGTGGTTTATTGTAGCAAATCGCCATTATTTTTCAAGGTTTTTCGCCTTACCTTTCTTCTGCTGTCTGCGTTGTATTGCCAGCATTTCAGCATCGGTTTTCAATAGACCGCCTTCAGACATATGGGCCGATTTGGGCATAACCTTTGCTGATAGCGGCTTGCATAGGTCTTTTATTGTTTGCTCGCCCATCACGCATCCGCCCGATTGAAGGGGATTTCGTCCTCTAGGTCACCCACGCCCCCAGCGCCAGCACTTGCCCCCTGACCGGCATAGCCGCCGCCCTGTGGTTCGCTTTGTTGCTGCCCGCCGCCTTGGAAGGCCAGTTCGTTGACCGTGACGCCAAGATACGCCTTGTCATTGTGGCACCGTGCAGATGGACGCCCTGAAAGCGTTAGCTTGCTGCCCTTGGATATGTGGCCTTGAAGCGACTGGGCGCGTTTCCCCCAGATTGAACAATCATACCAGGTCGAGTCACGTTTGTTGCCGTTCTTGTCCTTGCCGTTATCAACGGCCAACGAAAAG